CTTTCTTCTTCTCCAAGTGGTACGAAGCCACCATTTTCTCTATAATCTTTTTCTTGGCCACCTAGATCCATAAGCCCACCTTCTTGTTTACCCGTTCTTTTATACATATCCATTGCTTGATAGGGGTTATAAGTTAACTCGTCGTCATCACCACCCATTACTCCACCGTTAGCTGCGAACTGAACATCTTCTTGTACAGCTTCTTCCATAGGCTGTCCTTGCATAGCCTCTTGGTATACTACCAGTAATTGTTGATCATCTAATTCTTCTAGTGGTAATTGAAAAATTTCCATAGCTAGAGCTTCTAGTTGTTCTCTTGAAGGTTGTTCTTGACCTTCTACAACTGTTTCTTGAAACTCTTCACCGCCTCGTGGCCCTTCTATAAAATCTGTTTCTTGTTCTACCAGTTCTCCATTTAGATAACCTGCTCTACCACCTTCAGCTGCCATCATTTGGTTTGGAGTTTGACCTTGTTGTGCTTGTTTCATTACTAAAATTTTGAATTGTTCGTAAGGCATTGTACCGCCTTTGTTTCTGTACTTCATATATTCTGCTCTTAACATTTGTTCCATTTGTGCTTCACCTGCTTCACCGCCATTAAGTAAACCTACTCTTCCACCATCGGCTGCGTTATAAAATCCTGATTGAACATAATCTGGTCTAGGCATAAAAGCTAAACTTGGGTCCTGGTTTCTTGCCATGTTTCTTATATCTAAAATACTTTGCGGTGTTTGTGTCCAACTCATTTCATCTACTTCTTCATCGTCTGCATACGGACCCATCTTTAAAGCGCTTTGAATAAAGGGTGCTGCAATCATTGCACCTGCTCCTAGTCCAAATGCTTTTTTACCGCTGAATGAACCACCTGACCAGGGGTTTAAAAAACTTCCTACTTTACCCAGCCAGCTCTTGCTACCTGGTATACTAGGAGATCCTTTAGGAATTCCCCTCATACTACCGAAAGCACTTCCAATATTTGCAAGATTTCTAAACCGTTGTAATCCTTGACCGCTAGCGAACATACCTTCCCCACCTAAAAACCCTGCTCCACCTAAACCATAAGCTCCTAAGCCTAACAAAGCAGCCTTACCGATAGGACTCTTAGCTACTTTCTTAATGCCTCGGACCGCCTTCTTAACTAATTTTCCTAGACCATAAGGTTGTCTTAGACTTCCTATACCTTGTAATTGTTGCGGGTTTTGCATTCTTGAAATAGCCATAATTTTGCCTTAAATCCTATACTTACTTTGTTTTACCAAATAAATCAAGCTTGGGCATAAGGACATGGACATCTCTTCGGATGTCTTTTTCATCAATTCCTTTAGCTTTCCACTCTTCCTCTGTCTTATATATCTCTTTTGTCTTAAGATTTGATAGTGTTGTTGTAACCTTAGCTGTTTTTATTGTTTCCATTAGTCTACCGTTTGTTTGTTAATGTTTAAATAACTAATTGTTATGTCTACCCCATCCGTTACGGTTCCTACTGTTGTATAAGAAAGAACAGTATTGCCTTCCACCACCATGGGGTTCGTTAAAATCTCTACACTACTTGCTGCCACTAAGGTTTGAGTATTAATAACCTGAAAGCCATTGTTAGTAATCGTTATGGTTGGGGTATTGGCTCCTGATTTATTAGTTACGTGTAAAGATTTAATAATATACGTCTGATTAACTAAAGGGTTTTGAGTAGCCACTCCAGTTACTGGTGGAACAAGAGTAGTTCCAAAGAATTTAATAGGTCCTTCAGCACTCGTACTTGTTACTCCATACATTTTATATTCATTTACTACAGCCATTATTCTAAAAAGAAACTTTTCGCTTCTATCTCCTGTTTAACTTCGTCTTGAAACGAAGTATTTAATTTTGTAATCACACCGTCAAGATCCCGGACGAGTGATTGAAAAGTTGATTCTTCATATTCAGGACTCGCTCGCGTTAATGATTGTACAATCTTTGCCATTATAATAATCTTGCTAAGCCTCCATGATTAAACATACCGGTAACATTTTCTTGCCCTCGTGCTCTATTTCGTGAAGTCATTAATTCTTCTCGTGCTAATCGGTTTTGTAATAATTTTGCGTGTCCCGCCTCTCCTATCTTTCCTGTTTCATCTCGATAAGGCTCCAGACCTTTGCCGACACCGTACTGAGCTAAAGACATTAATCCAAAAGGAACAGCGGTCCAAGGATTAAGAAGACCTGTTAGTCTGGCTCCTCTCATTCCCCATTTGCCAAATTTTTTTATCAGGGCAGCACGTTGAGCAGCTTTAGCAGCGCTCCCCGACGCAGTAGTGCCGGACATACTTTGATAGAGCCTATCTCTACCAACAACAGGAGAACCCGCACCTATCCCTACAAGGAGTTTATCTAAAAAACTCATTTTAGTTTTAGGTGTTTTAATTTTTGGAATTTTTTTAGCCATTATAATAATGTTGCTAGGCCGCCGTCTTTATGCCCAGCATAAAAATCAGGATCAAAATTTTGATTATCAATTGTATTAACAGAATCTATAGGTGAAAAACTTGTCTCTGAAATTTTTTCATTCTCGTCCTCATCTAAAGTACCAGGTGGGAGTCCCTCATATCCATAACGACTAAACTCAGACATATCATAAGTTGGTTCATTCCATTTTTTACCCCAACCAAATTTTTGTCCAACACCTCTTATTAAATTTCCAAATATTCCACCACTTGTAAGAAGGCCCCTAAGTCCACTTTGTCCAGTATTTCTATAAGACTGTTTAGCAAAACGGTTAGCAAGTTCTCCTGTCGACGTTCTTCGGTTTCTATATTCGTTAGCTAATGATATATCACTTGGACTTAAACGAGTTCTGCTATCAAAAAAACCTGGGTTAACTCTTTGACCAGCTCCAGCATTAATTACTGCAGCTCTAAAATCTAAAGCAGTTTTTGGAGTAACTCCAGGTGGTAACGCTGGACCTGATCCTGTAAATTGTGATCTAACTTCTGCCTTATCTTTAGCACTCTTACTACCTGTTTCAGCTGCACTTGCTGCTGTACCAGATACGTTTTGACTTTCATCTGTTGATCCCCAACCATTTAAACTCATGATTCCAGATGGACCTCTATTCGCTCCACCTTTTAAAGAGTTGTGTAAATCTTTTTTAATAAGTAAATCTTTTTCTGCTTTTGTAATATACGCTAATTCTGTTGAAGGGTGTTTTGGTCCTGATTGCCAATGTAAAGGAGCCTTAACCATTTTTTGATTTCCTAAATAGTTTTTAACCTTACCCTGTATTTTGTATTTAATTTTTTTATCTATAGTCATTATCCTCTTCTCCCGTCTGGTTGTATATCTAATCTAAATGTTCCTAGTTTCCAATCTTCTGCAGATGAAGTGTTTGCTATCTTAAGCGCGATTGATCTGGCTCTGACGCGAGTATCGATCTTATCACTGGCAGATGTAATTGTAAAGCTCGTTGTAACTGTACTATCATTTGGAAAATTTCTAGTGATTAGACTTATTTGTGTGTCTCCAGTCTGAGTAATAAAATCAGGTACGAATCTTCTTATTTTCATAATGTATTCACCGTCTCCTCTAAGGTCGGGGGAGCCTATCATCTGTCCTTGAGCGCTTCGTTTCTGAGTAATATCAAAATCACCGGAAAGAATATTTGCAACGACAGCTGTGATGGATCCTCCTGCATCTACCTGATCTGTCCCTGTTTCCTGTTCATAGTAAATAGTAGTACCATCCGTGTTGCCGGTTACATCAAACGATGCATGATCAGTCGCATCATAGTTACATGCATGAGGTTTATCAAAGACTGCAGAATCAGCCCATGCAGTTCTGTCCAAAGTACCCGTTGTCCAGATCGGTCGTTTATACATTTTTGATTCTACATAGCTATAGGTCACCACACGATCCACTACATCGGATCCTGTACTACAATAGAACCATTGAATTTCTCCGAACAAATTGTTCAGGCCACAATTAACTAGATCTTTAGGGGTTGAATTAAGCCCATCATAAACAAAGTCTTCCACTAAACATGGCATAGATCTTAATTGACCATCATACATAAAGAATCCATTTTCAGACATCCAGTAGGATGTACCATCAACTTCAACGCATGCATTTTTTCCTAGAAGACCACAGTTAGTTCCTACTTGTGCAAAAGAGAAAGTAAAAGGCTGTCCTACAAAGGTCATTAAAAATAAAGATGTATCGGTCCATACATAAATAGAATCCCGACCTCTTTTAGCTCCCATGATCACCGAACCGGCTGCAAGTCTTTGTGAACCTGCGGTATTGGTTGCGGTGACGGTATAAGAATCCGTACCAGTGATCTCTTCTTGGTTAGACCATCGAATAAACATGTCATCTTGTGTTCCACCGGAACCAACAGTTGTTTCGGTTCCAAAAAACACTAAGTGTCTATCCGGTGTTGAAACTAATACGTGACGCGAAGCTGTTGGCGCATTAGCAATGATTGTGGCCCTGGTAGAAGTAGATCCGGTTGCATCCCATTCAAAACATTGTCCATTATATATAAGCGCAATTAATTTTGTTCCATAATTATCCAGAACCCATAGGCCTGGATCAATTGTATAGTCTGCAGAAGAAGCTTCTCCCCATGCAACATAGTCGGTGATATTAGTGACAGTTACTCCGGCAGTATGAGCCGCTCTTGTTGTTCCATTAACTGAACGTGATCCTCCACTTAAGGTATTCGTTCCTAGATCGTTGGCGGTAAAACTTATATCTTCCGTTCCAATTCTAATTTCTCCAGATGTAGGAAAAGCAGCAGAGCTGGTTAAAACAACATCGGTGACT